TCAATGGCGTTCCTCCCTTCCTTTGATCGCAGATATGACATTGCTCAGCGGCCCGAGGGGCACCCCGAGCTTTCCGCCATTTTCGACGATGCTTAGAAATTCAATGACGCTGTACGCAATAACGACACCGTCGCCAATTACGCCGTCTGAATTGAGGACCGATAGTTCGATCATATACACGCAGCCGACAAGAATGATGATGTAGGTTTTTCGAAGTAGGCCATTCGTTCCGGTACGGCTGCTCAGTTCTTTCTTGACGTATCCTGCCATGAGCCCCGTTGCATAATCTAATAGCATTAGTCCCAGCAGGATGGTAAAGGCGAGCCCGAGCCCTCCGACGACCCACGAGATGAAGCTGCCAATGACGCCAAAGCCTGTTTTGACGATCGCGGATTTGTCCATATATTCCTCCTTTCTGCCCAAAAAGGGCGTAAAAATAGCCCCGATGGGATCGGGGCGAATTTACTTCGCTATTGCTTGAATACCTTGATGAGTTTGTATCCTAAACGGGCTGGCAGATGGATCAGTTGGTGACACAAGTTCGAAACATCCAACACCGGATTTTGTACCGCATCGCAATGCCTTCGACCCCAGCACACCGGAAGCCGGATCATATACTGGCAAAGATAATATAGCTGCTCCGGCTTTCGTTCGATATTCGCCAATCTTTTTTTTCGTCACAAATTCAAACCATGTGTATGAGCTCTGATTCCCCGATTTATCATAATGTGCAACTGCATAACGATATCGGGCTCCCGGTTTTAGTGTTGAAACGTTTGTTTCAAGCACATCTATACTTCTAGTTACTTCATAGGCGTTATAGATGTTTGGAGTACCCCCAACCCAATCTGTCCCGCTCCATTCTCCAAGCCAAATACCTGTTCGATCATAACCAGACGACGGCGTAGGATCCGAAAAGCGCAGCCATGAGATAGTCGCCGAATTTGTTCCATAAACAACAGAAGGATTGGGATCATTGGCACGCTTACTGTCTACGAAAAATTTGACTTCATGCGGTCCGCTTTGATTCCCTGCCTTATCCCGTATATAGAAATGGGCGGCATACTCACCGTCACCACTATAAATCGGAACATCAAAATAATAGTCGCTGCCGGACTGTCCGGCAGCGTAGGGACCGATCCAACTCATCCCAGCTCTAACGTAATAGGCTTCAACTGCTCCAATTCCACTTAACGCATCACTGACGCCATAAATCCAGGTACGACGTGTGCCTCCAGTTTGATTTGAATAGCTATAGCCTTGGACGCCTGTGACTTTGGGAGTAGAATTATCTCTTATTACATTGGCCCGAACCATTACAGGTTCATTCTGGGCTCTGTCATAAGCTCGGAAGTCTACCCCCCAGTTCCCCTCGTACTCTAACGGAACGTCAATAAAGTAATTATTTGAGCTGCCATCGCGAATAGCATTCGCCAAAAAGTACCATGAACCATCAGGACGCACCACATGCACAGTAACCCGATCCACACCGGATAACCCATCAGTAACATCAGCAGCCCACACTCTTGCGGAAGAGCCTTGAGTATATTGAATATTAGATACACTGCCGATTGTCGCTGGTGTCCTATCGACATTTGTCTTTATTTCACCAAGAAATCCGCTATTCCCCGCGTTATCGTAGGCATAAACATGGGTTGTATATGTGCCTTCATTGTTGTTATAAGCATTGATTGGAATGTCGCAAAACCAATTATCACTTCCGCCATCTTTTACACCGTCTCTCCACTGGAAATCATATCCGGGCCCAGCAGTAGGAAATCTCACTACAGAGACACCAGACCAGTTGTCCTTTACATTATAGGCCCATACCCTGAATGTACCGTTTGGCTGCACATTCAGATGTTGCGTGCCCGTGATACTTCCGGCTACAGGCGGTGTATTTTCAATACCAAACCATGGTACCCATGACCAAGGGCTCACGGCGTCAGCTTTATCCCATGTTCGGATACGATAAAAATATTGGTTATCGCCAAGGCCATAAAACGTCCACTGGTTTGTTTTTGTAGTATTTTTCCCTGAATCAACTACAACATTGGTAAATGCTCCGCCGTCGCCTGCGCTAACTTGTATTTGCCAAGCCGTCTGATAATCACCACCGTCTGGATCGGAAAATGTCCAGTTAAATACCGGATTACGATTATTGGTGATACTTCCATGAACAGGGGTTATAAGACCTGGAGCATTTGGAACGCTGTTTGGCTCATGCCAAATACGCAAGATAGGGGGATATCCAGACTCTCTTGTCTTGAAACCCAATAATCCGTTACCACTAAACCAAATGCCGACACCCTTATCGAAAAATTGGTTTAGGTTATCGTTCCACCCTCCCGGAACAGTGAATCTATGTTGGACGTAAGCTGTTGGCGGCCCGGACCATGGATAGGATACAATGTCTCCGCTATGGTTTGGAGCAAATGAATATTCGCTCCATGTGTTATCACTTAAAGCTCGAAAAATTATGTTTCCGCTTGTTATTCCCGGCGCGTATCCGTCTCCTATCAAAATAATCTCTAGTTCTGTTACGTGATGTCCGGCCGGGACAGTGGCGGAATTAAAAGCGACCATCCCAACCCCTGCCGGATTCATCTCGCCGATATACATATAATCTGATGTTCCGGATCCCGTACCTCCGGCTCGCCAGTTTGCGTCCTTCCTAGCCGTACAATCTATATAAGGCATTTACTTTCTCCTCCCATTATAGATCGCTTCGAATCCACATACTGCCGATAGCTGGGGAATTCGGATCGGATGTTCGAACCTCGACAACGAGTTCTTTTGTTTGATCTGATCTTATTCCTTCTACTGCCTTGTTCAATCCAACGATTTCTTGAGCCATGGTATTTCTCAGTCCTTGGAGCTCCGTGTACGCATCCATTACGCCCTTTTCGATCCTGTTCATGTCGCCTTCCGTGACCGTATCATCAAGCTGCCAGTTCGTCTTTGCCTCGTAAGCCATCCATTATCCTCCCTTAATAAACGAATGATTTAATTATTCATCTAATCCCTAATTCCACGACTACTATCTCCCTAATGGACTATTCATGCATATTTTCATTTCTTCCATAAACGGCTCAAATATACCAATGGTTCCTTCATTTTTGGAAGCTTTGCTGTTAAAACATCTACCTTTTGTTCAATATTAAAATGATTATATGGATTCTGACCCGCGACAATTTCCTCTGGCATCAGCCCTTCAATCCAAAACGTCTCTTGTTGCCTTGGACTATAGCTGAAATGTTCGGGCATTTCAGTTGGGGACTTTCCGTCCTTATCCAATTCCAATGGTTGGAGTTGGATATATTCATTCCATGATTCGATATCAAATCTTGGCTTAAATAGTCCTTGCGGAACCGGAATAGCGACCACATACCCCAACATCTCCGTATTCAACTGTTGCCCTATATCTTCTTGGGCCAGCGGTTCCTGCGTCCTATAGAAAGGAAAAACGCCTGTCGCATCATCTGCGACAAGCGTTACGTCTGTCATAAATCCGTTAAAATCAATAATGATCGCTTCTTTCATCGCGCACCCCCGTCATTGTTCTGCCAGAAACGTAATACCTTCTAATGAGAAATACCCTGCGCCACCCAAAGTATGTCTAACATCTCCATTTGCAGTGATATCGACGCGTCCAATTAGTGCACTTCCATTTTTATCGGAAATCGTCATAAAAATCTTTGTCGCTTTTGGACGGTAACCCGGGGGAAGAGTAAATATTACCGCCCCCAACGTACCGTTTTTTAAAAGCCCCTTAAGGTGGACGACTCCAAAACCATCTTTGATATACCTGACTGTATCGTAACCATCGGCATATTCCAGCCAACCGTTTACAAGTGTCGGCGAAATCCATTGGCCCTTCATATTCTGAGCGTGCATACCTTCCAAGATGCTGACCCTTGTAGATACGTCCGTCTGGCTGGAAACCAACGAATCAACAACGTTCATTAGATTATCTGCATATTCACCTTGAATACTTTGAACGTTACAAGATAAAGCATACTGGTCGAGGGCAATGTAAGTCGCTGAATAAGCGGCACGTTGATCGTAATTCGCCGCACTAACCTGCGCTTTGCTATAACCATTGGCATTGTGAGCACCCGGCATCAAAAGGACTGACTTATCAACTAGTCCATTCTTAAAAATATTTAATATAACATTAGCCCGGTATTTAAATTGACTACCAACTGCAATATCATTAAAGTAATACGAGTTGTTGGGTCCATATAAATTAGGGGATGTTTTCTCCCGAACGATCATCCCGTTACCGACTTCAACCTGATTCAACCCTTCATGAAATGTGATTCCGCCTTCTACTGCAATTTCTTCAACTGTTGGAGTTGCAAGTTGATATTGCAATTTGTAAGGTTTCCACCCGTTCCCGGCCCGAGATGTTGGCACAGTAGCAGCAAAAAGCGGATTCGCATCTTTGTCTGTTACCCAATACCATCCTCTTGTACCTAAGTTATTATACGGAGTTTTTCCTGTTGGATCAGATGTATCACACATACGCCAACCGTTGAAATACGCCTTAATTTCTTCCGGTGATGGGTTAAACGAATCCCCCCATCCGCTGTCCTCCCTTGATACAGTAATAAGAACAGAGTTAGGATTAGAATCAGCGGAGTCAAGCAACACTTGTTGATCAGTGCTGTTTGGTGGAGTTCCTTGTGGTATTTTTGTTAAGATTTTACCATCATATTTTGCAACTATGCCGGAATCCTTAATAGGCGAGGAAATATGATTATTAGATAGCCGTATCCATTTGTACCCAGGATAGCCATCAGAAGTTGACCACGGCAAGCTCCCATCTAAGTCCATCGTCTTAAGCCTTGCTAACTTCCAATACTTCCCGTTACGTTGAAACAAAGTATCGTAGACCGTTCCATCAACGTTGGAGGCGAGCTGAACGTTGGGAAAGAAGAGGTAATCTTCGTTGAGCGGTTTGAACGGTTTTGCTTTTGTTCCAAGATTCAACATAGGCTTGCTAAACTTATAAATTCCAGCGCCAAAAGTGTTATTACCAAAAATCACCTTCAAGTATCTTACATTTCCCTCTGTCGTGATGGTTTTAATCAAATCGGACGTAAATCCCCCGTAAGCATTTACAAATTTCATGTTTGCATCAAAACTATTGAACCCTATATACCCATTGACAGGCAATGATGCTAATGACAACGTATATGTCATATTTGGCATAGCTTGAACATCGACATAAACAGACTGTCCACTTTGATCGGCAACCAGATTGACAGAGTAAGGATCATCAACAGACATTTTTGGAGCTCCGCCACTCCCTGCTGTTACATTCCACTCCGTAAATGGCGGAAGAAGGTTTTCCCCGTACTTGATAATATAAGGCGAGCAGATATTTTTCATATCATCAACGTACGGCCATTTCGCAGCGATCTGCTCCGGTGTCATGCTATCAATCGCGTTATACTCGTCTTGAGTAATCTCGTAGAGACGAATTCCATCGACATACGCATACTGGCCTGCGGATCCGCTGACTCCAATGTCAACCTGTAGACTAGTGCTTGAACCAGAAGCAAATTTTGAAAAGGACAGAACAAACGTTGTGGTTGAGGTTTGATAGGGAACAGTCGGTCCATAAGCCTGACCACTCAATACGACACGAATACCATTAGTTGCGTTACCGTTTTTAACCTCCGCAATAGCGACATAAAATTTGTTTTTTTCACATGGAATGTTTGATTTTGCCATTGTAGCAAGCGTATATCCGTTACCAATACTGATCTTGATACTATTGTTACCATATACTTTATTTGCGGAGTCTAACGCTGCCGTCCCTTGGTATATATTGGGCGGCGACGAGGTAAACGGATTGAGACTTTCACAATTCCCGTCCCTACCCAGCAAATTCACCAACGTCCGGCCCTTGATACACACATTCTCCAACGGCGCGGTCCGCTTCGCATCCACAACCTGCAAACCATACCTCAGGTTCACCTGTTCAGGCGGCGGACTTGTCAAACTATTCTCATACGCATCCTTTAGCCCCTGCTCGATCCGGTTCATATCCTGCTCGGTCACCGTATCGTCCAACTGCCAGTTCGTCTTGGCCTCGTATGCCATCCCTACACCTCCTTCACGGTTACCGTGTGCTTAATTATCGTATCGCTCGTAATCGGCACATACGCCTCATTAGAGCTTACCACTTGCCCCTTACTGCTTTGGAGCTCGATCAAAGTCACCTCGGCCACCGACCCGGCGGGAATCATATACTCCAGCTCCACGGTGCCCGCATCCACTTTTTTGATCCGGAACGTATCGATCTCATAGCTCCTGTTCAAAACTACCTTAGCAATTTGCGTATTCGTAAATTGAGCCAGCTCGCTCAAAAACGTTGTAGGAATCATTTCACCTGTACCTCCTTGCCGCGATTGGCGAATGGGGTGCTGCCCAGCTTCCATGTCGTAGAGAGCCGGGTCATTCGGGTAAGCGGCGTTTTCCAAATGTGCTCCTCCAACCCGACGCGGTCGGCCAGAGAAGTCGCCTGGTTGTATACAAGGTTTGCCGGCTTGACGATTTGGACCGTATGTTCGATCTCCTTGAAATACGCCGCATCAGGCACACCCATCGAAATTTTTAAAATGAAATTTTGCCCGTCCACTTCCACCTTCGCCACACCTGAGCCAATGAGGGAATCCAAGCGGCTTTGCAGGTAGCGGACGGTGAACGGCGGGCGCGTGGAATAACGGTTAATCAGCCGGTTGCGCCGGAACTCCAGCGTCTCCACCGCCGAGTCCGCACGAATGCCGACCATGTCCTCCCGCCGTTTGATCACCCATTCCTGCGCCGTCGTGACAAACTGGTTATCCAAAAACTGCCGGACCGCTTGCGCTATCGCCTGGATTTCCTCGTCTTCGGTCCGGGTCAGCTCTTTCATTTCTTTGATCTCGTGAAAATGCTCCGGCAAATAGTCCATCAGCTTAGGCATGAAGCGTCACCGTCCCCATCTGCGGGATTTTCTCCGTGGACAAAGTAATGTTCGCCGTTTGACCATTCAGGCGGGTGCCGTTTACATCGTTAACCCCGGAGACGGTCAAAATACGCGCATCGATCTGGCTGACCCGCACGGTCAGCTGCGATTCTTCCGCCCAGGTTTGCCGCAATCCGAGCAAATAGGACGAAATCGCGGCCTCAATCTCCCCCTGTACCTGCCCGACGGTCACACCGGCCGCAAGCGTAATCGTCGTCTCCACGTCGAGCTTCACGCTTTGAACGCCGTCAATCGTGACGGTATGGCCCATCGGGGCCAGTCCCCAGCCTTTACCCTGGTTCACCGTAGGGTCTATGGCCGTCTGGACTTCTTCGATCAAAGCGGCGGACGGCGGATTAAAATCGCTGCCTAGCAAGGTACATTTGACCGTACCGCCTCCCTGCCACGCCGGGAAGATTTTGACCCCGCCAACGCCGGGAATATTGCCGATCTTTTGCTTGTAATCCGCCACGTTGCCTCCGAACGGCTTCTCCTTCTGCCCTTCGAAAAACCGCTTCCGCAGCGCCTCATCCGACTCTTCGTCTTCTCCCGGGACAAGCACATCGGCGAGCTCCGCACGGACAAGTCCAGCGATATAATCGATGGGAAGCAGCGTACCGAAATAATGGTTCCCGGCGGCGCCGACTGTTTCACATTCCAGCTCGAATACGCCGGCCGCCATACGACGAACGACCACATACCGTAGCTCCCCGGCACCGAACCGGCTGCCGACAGGCACATCCGCCGGAGCATCGGCATTCCCGTAAAACAGCCCCTTGCGGCGCGCTTTGCTGGCCTGTTCACGCTCCACGCCGAACTCGGCCGTCCGCCGTTCCAAAAATTCGCCGCTCGACGTATCCGCAAGCGAAAGGTTCAGATTCGTATCCAGCTGAAAATACATCTCCGTCAGCTCCAAAGCGGCCGGCGCAAGAGCGTCATAGATGATGCTGCCCTCCCGCTTGTCCACGTCTGCCGGCACACGGGAAAGCATCCGGTTCAAAATCGTTTGAAACGTCTGATGTTCATACACCCGCTCCCACTCCTTTCGTCATCTCAAAACTGCCGTATTGCGATACGACGGTGAACGAAGCCGAAGCCTCGTCCCCCATAACCGTGATCTGTATGTCCTGCACATCCCGAATCCGGTCGTCCTGCATAAGCGCCGCCCGGATGCGCCGATAGAGTTCCGCCTGTACGAAAGCGGACTCTCGCCCAAGCAATCCGGAGAACTCGCGGCCATAGTTCCCGCTATAGATCAAATGCTCAAAACGCTCCGTCTCCAAAATAAGCTGCGCGGCCTGCTTGACCGCGTCCAGCCCGTCGGTCATACCGACAATCCGGTTCGTCGCGTTATCCAACCGGTAAGTCCGACTGGGAAGCTGCGCAATTTCGACGTTCCGGTTGTTTCCCAGCACACCGCCTTGCGGAATCATGCCGTCACCACCCGATCTACAATGACATACTGCTCCCCACCCTGCATACGAAGCAAAATGACCCGGTTACCTGTTTTCAATCCTTCCCGGATCACGATCTCCTGTCCCCCAACTGTCACCCTGTAATCGGTCAACTGCTCCGGAACAATTAAAAAGTCCTCTGTCAGCGTGAAACGCGGGTCAACGTTCACCTTCAGAGGACTTTCGCTGATTACCGTTCCGTACAATACGGATACGGGGTTGCCCGCCTCGACGGCATCGAGACCGGCTTGCTTGATAAGATTTAAGAGTCCCATTACTTCTCCTCCCTGATGTCAATATCAATCAGATCCAAACTCATGGTGTGATCGGTACTGCCATTAAACTTATGTGTGCATTCATTGACCAAAAACCGTTTGTTAACTCCAAGCTCCTGAATGTTAATTAAGACGTAACATCCCGCACGGAGCCGGATATCGCCGAGAGCGTCGAGCTGAAACGTCCTTTGCTCGCGATTTTTGAGCTTCAAAAGATTGTCCAGCATTTCATTGATTTTCGGTACACTGACATTTTCATCCACTGTCTGATAATGCTGCAGCAGCCCCCATTTTGCAACGCTTTTGCTGTCCTGGAGGATGTAATTTGTCCGCTGTTTGTTTTTCTTATTTTCTTGCGAAATCTTCACGTAATTGCTGGTTTTGTCGAGGGAACGCTTTTGCTTGTAATCGTAAACCAAGCTTGTATCCCCAAGCCAAATATCCAACGTCATCGATTCTGCATCGCGAAGAGAAAGTTCCCCGAAATCGTCAAAGAAAACATATATTTTTTTCGTATCGATTAACGTTTTCGTAAGTGCTTTGCAAATAATATCCAACAATTTGCTGTTACTTTCGCTGATCTTCGGGATTTGGTACTTCGTATCGTCCAGCTTGCCTACCTTTAGCTTAAAATCTTTGGCAATTTCCTGAATCAAGGCCGTCGCAGTAATATTCGTACGATGGTAGGTATCGTTGGCCAACAAATAACGGATTTGATCATAGGCCGTAATTTTTACAGTCTCATCTCTGCCGCTATCGATAGAGAAAATATATCCGTAAAACACGTTATGGCCACCCAACCTTACCCGGATAATGTCTCCAAGATCATACTTGAATTTACCGGATTCGTAGAATCCTCCTTTGATCAAGGTCATTTCAAAGCTGGAGGCTTGCCCGGCCCGAGTCGTTTTGTAGGTTGCTTCGGAAACGATTCCGGAGAGATCCCAAAGGAAGCCGTCTTTGTTATCAATTTCAATTTGGAGCATCGTTTCGTGTTCCTCCTTACTTGGGCGGCAGCTTTAGTACCATGCCGATTGGAAGGTATCTAAGCTTGGAATCAGGGATTCGATTCAGCTTTTGAATCTCACGGGCACGGGAACTATCATTGTAAAATTTTATGGCTACCTTAATCAGGTAGTCGTCTTTTACAAGAGCGTATGTCTCCGGAATATCACGCTCCTTCGGACGATCCGGCTTCTGGATGAGGACCGTTTTCCCCGTGACATCTACAGCAGGCTGGATATTTCTTGCGGAATAAAAGACATATTCCTTAAGCGACAGCGAATATTCGATATCACCCGGGGAACCCGCCACCTCCTTCCAGTCGAACTTTTCGATGGAGACGGGAAAATTGAGGTCTTTATCACTGGACTGTTTGTTGCCGGCGCCCTCGCGACGAACGATATACATAAAACGGATAGGGTGTTTGGACTCCATCCACCTGCGGATATCTCTAACATATTTCATCGGTTCGTAGATCGGATCGTTAATACGCTTGTTCTCGTCAACAAGATCCTGAATTCCCTTTACAATAAACGGGTAATTCGAGTCGGTCGAAGGAAAAAAGCTGCTGAAGCTGACTTCCCTCAGCTTTGGACTTTGAATGACGTTGATTTCGCCTGCGCGTGTCTCCTCCGTGCCCCCGCCTTTACCGACAATATTGTACGTTTTCCCTTGACCTTCTTCCTTGATTTCAATCGATTCCGGGTTGATTGGCAGCCTCCAGCCTTCGGCCTGGTTATTAAAGCTTAAGTAAATAAAATAGTGTTCTTTCATCACGCGTACACCCCTTGAGCAGAATTTGCGATTTCGCGCGACATCACTTGCTCAATACTTTTGATCATTTCGTTGACATCGGTCGACTGGTGAATATCCCCGGTAGTTACCTGTACTGTCGGCGTCAGTGAGACGAAATTTTGGATGCTTTGAATTTCAGCCAAGTCCCGCATGACCTCCAAGTCTTCGCCGGCAACCTCGACTGTATTATTTACTTGACCAATCTCGTTAACGCGATTAATGTTAGGAATCTGAGAACTAGGTTGTTTGTTAGGAGGGAAATACATCGGTGAATTTGTCCACTTTTTGATCTGTTCGCCGACTTTTTCTTTATTAAAGTTATCTTTACCAACATTCATAATTTTTCCCATAAACTCCTGGCCCTGTCCTATTGAATCAAAAACACTCTTTTGTCCCATTCGACGATCGGAATAATCGACTACGTCTTTGTCTGTCTTCGGTTTTAATTTGTCAAGTGGCATTTCAACTTTAGGGATAATAGGAATTTCAGTTCCTGTTACGGCATTGATTTTCTCAATAAGCCAATTAATCCCTTTTCTACAATCTTCAAAAAAGTTAACGAAGTATTCATGTAAATTTATAAATACATCGTAAAATAGTTTTTGAATTGCATATGCCGGATCTTTGAGAACATTTGCTAAAAATTCAGCAAAGGCAACAAACATATTCCAGTGAACCGCAACCATATTCTGAATATTTGCAAACATACCTAAAAATTCTCCTACTATAAAACCGATAACTTCACTCGTGGAAATCCCAAAATAATTCAAAATTTCAAGAAGCAAAAAAATAGCTCCGATGACCAAAAATACCGGCCATAATGCGGAAAACCATTGGATAAGCCATATACCTGCGAGAACCAACAAACCTATACCAAGTGCTACAAGTACATTTTGAACAATTCCAAAATGATTAACGAGAAAGCCTACTACGCTTTCCGCTACACTGGCAATTAGGTATAACCCTGCTGATAGACTATCGAAGAAAGATTGGAATTTTCCAGATTGAAAAGCTTCATTAATCTTCGTGATGGCAGGGAGAAATGCTGCTAAAGCAGCCTGACCGGTCTGAGCAAGAAAATTACTAAAATTGTTTTTCAGAGTCACTACTTGTTCCTTAGGGGTTTTAGACATTTTATCATAGGGTCCCTGCCCCATTTTATTCTTATCAAGCAGTTTTTCTAAAGCTGTAATAACTCCGCCAGTATCTCCCTTTTCTAAAAGCTTGTCCAGCTTCATATCCTTCACTTGATTTTTATCTATCCCAAACCGTTTGGCCATGGAATCCATCGAGGCGGTATCTCCGCTAAGCACGTCTTTTATTGCCTGGGCGTTAGCCTTAAGTCCCTTTTTCTCCGGATCGAACAACGCCAGACGCTGAGCGATGTTATTCAGTTTACTAATTTGATCGGCATTCTTGGTGACAGACATGAAGGACAAGGAACCGGACAAATACTCGCTTACATCTTCTCCGGCATCCAACGCCTCTTTCTTGAACTTCATAAACATAGCCGTGCCTGTATCATCATTGCCTGCTCGGGCAATGAACATATCCTTTTGGCTCTGCTGCTCCATCGATTTCCCGATGGTAGCTTGGATCAGTTCCTTGCCGTTTTGAAGATTGAAAATTGAAGCTGCCTTCTTTTTAATCTTATCTACCAGACTCTCGCTTTTTTCCATCTTCTTGTTAATATTATCCACCAATTTGACAAGCTGTTCCCCTTGATTGTTGATTTTGGTGAACGCCTGCTGCATTCCCTCGGCACCATCGGGCGAAACCTTTATTCTGGTTGCCACACGCAGTATATCTTCCAATAGACCTTCGATCCTTTGCAGGGATCCAAATAAACTCAGAATCTTCTTTTCCGCATTGCTCATAGCCCCCTGCATATTCTGATCAAATACAACCACCGCTTGAGACACTTCATTATAGACCTGCAGACTTTGAGAAACCGTCGCCATCCATCCACTACCTCCTTTCTACAACCTAAAAAGAAGCGCCTCCTAAGAGACGCTTCTCATAGCCCTTTTTTAGCGCGGGCGCGCTTTTCCTTCTCCACCCGCACGTCGATCATGGCATAGATCGCGGCCCTTTCGTGCCGCGACATGGCCATGAGCTCCTGCGGTAAAATGTGAAGCTCGTGGAGGGCATAGTAGGCATAATTCGCCTCGCCTGCGCCCTCGTTGATCAGTTTTTTACTTCGTCAACCAGCTCGTTCATATCCTTGTCGAAGCCGTTGAGCTCCTGCACCTTTTGGAGCAGGTTCGCGTACTCCCCGGGGAGCAGCATTTTGCGCAGCAGCGACTCGGCGCCAAGCACGCCGTACGATTGCTGCAATTCGGCGTCCTTCAGATTCGGGAAAACGACGCTGTTCACGGCCAGCTTGGCGATATATTCGTTCTGGTCGACTTCGGTGGTGTAGCTGCCGCCTTTGCCTTTGACGCGCTTCGTGACGGCTTTGCGCACCGCTTCGTTCTCCTCCTCCGTCATGCTGCGGAGGCGCCACGGCACCGGAGCACCCTCCCGGTCCTTGAACCGTTCGGAAATAACGACTTCCTCAATCGTGCTGGTTTCTGCATTTTGGGCAAAAAATACGCTTAAATCGCTCATGAATCATGTCCTCCTGTTAATGTGATTAGTTCATGGAAGGGGCGCGAAATTTATCCTTAATTTCAATACCGTCGAAGGTGAAAGAGATTTCCTCCTCCAACGTATCGCTTCCGGTGTCGAGAGACGCCATGATGACGCTGTCCAGGTTGACGTTTTTAATGATAACGGTCTGCATGCCTACCGAAGAGGAAGGATCTTCGTTCGTTACCGTGATATCGAAATAAGTATCCTTACCGCTGACCATATATTCGTTCATCATCTGACGGAAAAGCGTGGTCATATAGTAAATCGTCATACTGCCGGTGCCCTTCCAGCCTTTCGCCTTGCTTTGCGTTCCCCGGCGGCCAAGCGCCTTGATTTCGGCTTTTTCCTTCTCAACCTTGGCTTCCAGCTTCTTAACGTAGAACATTTCTTCCGCATTTCCGTTAATCGTTGCGTAAGCACGGCCTTCCTGACCGCTAATCGTATCGCGAGCATGTAACACTTTTTGATCTGCCATGTTACTTCACCGTCACTTTCATGTAGATTTTTTCAATCGAATCGACCGGCTGGACGTGCAGCTCCACAAATACGCTGTCCGCATCCTGGCCTTGAATGACGTTCACGTCGATTTCCGAATTGAAGTTTTGGATCGCCGCGTTCGCCTGCAGCGTTCTCAGGTAAGTAACGACCTCGTTCCACAGCAAATTGCGGCCGTCGTGGTCGTTGTTCACCTTACCGATGTAGAACGTCTCGAAAATCCGCTTAATATCGTTGGCAATGCCGTCAAGCACGCGGATCACGCGGTTTTTGGAGAACGCTTTGCCCTTGGTCGGCAGGAAGCTTTTGAACGTGTTCAAGTCCTGCTCAATAATGGCACGGCCTTTGTTTTGCACAAAAACAACCTCGCCGCCGCGCAGCGCGGACTCGATTTGCGAATTCGTGTAACGGATGTCCACGTCGACCGCATCGTCATACGCTTGGTACGTGAGCGATTGGTTCACCTGCGCCCCGGCCGTCGCCGCAGCTACCCATACCGTCGCTTTCACCGCATCCAGAACGGTGCCGTCCGTCAGCACGACGCCGTTTTTGACGCTGATGACGCCTTCGAAGTCGGCTACCGGATAGTTTTCCAGCACGGCCTGAACCTTCTTGCCCTCGGTATCTCTAAGCCGCTTAACGAATGCCGTGTACACGGATTTCAGCGTTGCATCGCCGGATGCGAGCGCCATCGTTTGGAAATCGAACACTTCGATCGCCGCGAGATAGTCGGTATGGTCCTGATTCGTCACGGTGCCGTCAGCGCCGCCGGCGAGCGATGCGCCCGCGGTCGCCGTCAAGTCGCCCGTGCCGCCGAATTCGACCCAGTCGTTCGCTTTCAGTTCGGCGATAGTGGCCACCGTCTGGGAATCGACGGCTTGACCGGCCAGCAGCGTCTTCACGTCGAATTTCGTACTGTCGTCAATATTCGCCTGAACGACGACGGACAAATCGTTGCCGCGCACGCCGCCGTGCTTGGCTGTCACCTTCAGCGTGCCGACCGTCGCGGCCGCCTTCGTACCGGCATTCAAACGGTACAGCAGCACCGTTTTGGCGCGTTTCAAAGCTTCCCGAACCAGCAGCAGCTGAGGCGCTGCGATATCGTAGCCGAGGAGCGTTTTCACATCGTCTCCCGCATGAATTGTTAGCACCTTTTTCGCTTCGCCCCAGCCGAGCGGCAGCGCCATTGTCATAATCCCGCGTTCTCCGGCTGCACCGGCCGGTTTGCCTTCACCTTCGAAATTGATGTACACCCCTGGGCGTACTTTGTTTTGAGTTGTCCATGTTCCGCCTGCCATCTATTCCACCGCCTTTTTCAAATATTGTTCGATTTGTTGTTTGACCTGATCGGTCGTATACGTTTCCTCATCGTGCAGCAGAGCGTTCAGCAAATCTTTTTGCTGCGCCGTAAACAGCTTCGACTCCAAAAACTGCTGCTTCGTAAAAGCCGGCAAGCTCTCCTGATCCGCAGCCGTTTCTTCCTTCATGGCTGTCGCTTTCGACGTCCCTTTTTTAATCATGTCGGATATGTTCCTCCTGTACCAGATTTTGCATCGTAGGCACGACCTCTTTCGGCCGCACCACATGAACCTCGAAGCTTACGTAAAAATGAAGCTCGTTGTCCGTTAAAGTGTAGCGCATGCTTGAGCCGCGGTACGGTTGACCTTCCCACGGGATCAGCTCAAGCTGCTCGTACAACGTATCCCGGACCGTCTCACAATCGCAGATCAACTGCGGACTGCCCGGAACCGGAAAGTAGGCGATGTCGAACGTCCCGGTCCGGATATACCGCCGGTTCATTCCGTGCTTCTGCGCACCTTCCGTTTGCCGAACAAAAAAAGCAGGCTTCGTGAAGCCCTGCTCGACTTGTTCCGTGTAGACGCTCGCGGCCGGAAACAGTTCCTTGAGCCGTTTCGCGATCCCCTGTTTAATTTCTTCCACGTTCACCACCCCAATAGAAGCTCAATAGCAGCTTCATGAATTGCCGCAGCATGCGCTTCCGCCGGCAGCGGCGCACACCTCAAAGGGTGCTCCGGAAATCGCCCGCTTGAACTGTACTACCAGTCTGCGCAACCGCTCCATATCTTCCCTCCCCCTGAAGCCTAATCTTGTGCCCGGAGCGAAGCGAATGCAAAAAGAGCCGCATCGCTGCGACTCTTTTTCGTTCGTTTTCCCCTTAGCACAATTATCTTACATTAACATCATAGCACGGGAAAACCGCACTTCGTTACAAAGGTTGTCCATCGTTATTCCGACGCTTTTGCGGCGAAATTCCGACATTTTTTCATCCCGGCAGATTTGCCCGCGCAAGTTAGAGTACGATATGCAGACTGAAATAGTATTTGTAGCAAATAAAATAAAAATAAATGAAGACGATAGAGACCAGCATCGCTGTCCAGATGCCGTGTGACTTCAGATTGACCATGAACATGTGAATCAAAAAAGTAAGAGCCATCCCACTGACGATCATAAAATTGATCGCATCATACGCTGCACCCGCTAATGTCTTTTTATCTACAGAGGAAACTTCCCAGTAAAAACTAAAGAGCAGCGTCAGAATCCAAAACAAATACATCAATTTGCGGTAAACGGGCATTCCTTTGCTTCCCCTCTAAATTATTGAAAAGTATAATCGCTTTCAACTCAGCCCCCAACCTCGATACTTTCAACCACCTCAAGCAGCTCCCCGGCGGCAGCCCGCACTTCCGTACACGACGAATCGCAAAGCCTGCGAATATCTTCCTTATATAGAAGCAAAATTTGCGCCGTATAATAGACATAGCTGTAAAATGCCTGATCGGAGACGGGATCGTCCTCCCAACGCACCTCGTCCTCTTCCTCGTCTTCCGGCCAAAGCTCGCTTTCGTGAAGCAGATCGGTGATAGACGGTAACGGCTCCATATCGACAGCATGGCCAAGCGTTTCTGCGCACGCAACCGCAATGGGCTGGCACGTCTCCAGAATCGCGACGAGAAGCGCATTCAAACGCTCGCGGTCCTGCGCGCTTAATTCCCGCCTCACGGAATCGCCCGCAGCTTCGCCAAGCATCCTCATCGCAAAAATCACACCGAACGGCGTCGCGTGCCACAGTGTGCTTTGATGCTCAAGCTCCTCAGCCAAACGCTCGGCGGCATTGCTCATCGACTCCATATCTCCATGAGCCATCGCATGAAACCATTGCGGGAATGCCGCTGCCCGTCCGTAGGAGGAGATCAGGCGCTGCCACGGGATGTCTTCCATTTTCACGTTTTTGACGAATGCCAAATCCTGCTGAAGCATCGGTTCTTCCTCGCTTCCTCTTGATTGAAAATTAGCTTCATTATAGCACAAGCGGGTCCTACCGCACGGGTCAAGCCGAGCCATAACACAAAAAAAGAGCCGCAGACCGCTGCGACTCTAGCTAATCAAGATTCCATATTCTTTTAACGCTTTGCGTCTCCATCCGTAGAAGGTGGATAGGGAAATCCCCAGATCGCAAGCGATGTCATGCGGCTCGTTTCCATCCACATACAGCAATTTGAGCACTTGCGCGTATTCGTGTTTAAAATCGTCCAGAGCATCCATGGCATGCTCCATCTGCTCCTTTTGCCGTCCCAGCTCCTGCAGCTCGCTGATCCGCGCCAATATTCCCTGGTAGCCGTCCGAGGTACCCAACAGCCCTTCCAGCAGCGCCTTAATTTGCGCCTCCGCGCTTCGAAGCGCTTCTTCGTCTGCGCCGGATGCCAGAAGCTTCCGCCATTGCCGGTGCAGGTCTTGCAGCTGACCGTTCTGGACAATCGTGCCGAGCCGCAGACCGCCGCTGACCGGGTATTTCTCAAGCATCTTGATTCGTCCGACAAGCCGTTTATATCCGCGCAGTTGATCTATAGCGATTCGTTCGTAGTTTTGTTCGAGATTAAGCATCATCATCCGGTTTGTTCCCCTCTCGTCATTCTCTGGAAGTATGTCCGATCGAACTTACAGCCTGAACTTGCCGCACCGTTCACTCGAGCGCTTCAGCCGCTTGGAGCAGCTCGTCAAAATATTTTGTTGGAACGTCCGGCAGCCGTTCAGCGCCATAGTGCCTGAGGAGCGCCCGAATTTCGGCTTGACGTCCGGCATGAACGAATCCGGCAAGCTTCGTCCGGAGCATCTCCAAAGTCACCGGTTGACGCAGTTCTCCAAGTCCGGCTTGCCCGCCGCAATCCAGCCCCACTTTGCGGCTCTTTACCGTTTTGTCGGCAACCTGCCGCCCTTCCATAAGGCCAGCCGTTTGAGTCGCATTTGCAGGTTCAAGGTTTTGGACGTGAATCGTCATGTTCGAGGCGCCTCCATTCGTCAGCAGTTCGTTCGTTTTACGAAACCAATAGTAAGCTATTAGCTTCAAAATGACAACCGTTTTATTTAATCATATAGATTAATTATCGCATAAAATTACCCATAAAACAAACTATTTGCTTAATTTTCCTCCCATTTTCTTCATCTCAAGTTTTACTAAGCTTGATTATTAAGCTAAAAGCTGATATAATAGAAACAAGTGTTCTTCTATTAAAAGCCAGTTTAGAAAAGGTGAAATGTCTTATGGGGAATCGGGTGCGGGACATTCGAAAAGCAAGGAATATGGCGGGGACCGTTGTCGCCGAACTGTTGAACATTACGCCTCAATATTATTACGAGATCGAAAGGGGAAAAAAACGGCTGAGCGCCGATATGGCCGGCAAGCTCGCCGCCCATTTTCAAGTGACGACGGATTATCTTCTGGGCTTGTCCGACGAGCCTTCGCCGAATGCATCGGCCATGGAGGCGAAGCGGGACGCGTCTTCCTTGACACCCAAAGAAGAGAAGGACATCGCCCGGGATCTCGAACGAATGCTCAGCGATCTCGAGTCCGAAGAAGCTCTTGCTTTTCATGGCGAAACCTTGGATGAGGAGAGTAAAGAATTGCTGCGAATATCGCTGGAGAATTCGATGCGGCTTGCCAAGCAGTTAGCGAAACAGAAGTTTACCCCGAACAAATATCGAAAATAAAAATCGGTACGGGGGTAGAGAAACAGATGCGAAATTCGAAACAAGCAGCCTTGCAACTGATTAAAAAATACGGAACGAACAACCCTTTCAAAATCGCATCTCAGAAAAACATCCAAGTTCTCTTTGAGCCGCTCGGCAACATTCTCGGCTACTTCAGCACGTACAAACGAATCCGCTGCATCCATATCAACCAAGGTTTGGATAAATCCGGTCAGCGTTTTACGTGCGCGCATGAGCTCGGGCATGTGATCCTTCACCCGAAGGTGAATACGCCCTTCCTTCGCAGGAATACGCTCGTTTCGATCGACCGCATCGAAAGTGAAGCCAATCAGTTCGCCGTCGAGCTGCTGATGCCCGACGAACTCATTCTGGGCGGCATGACGATCTATGAAGCAGCAGCGGCCAGCGGCGTACCGCAGGAAGTGGCGCATTTAAAAAGTCTCCCGAAGCGGCAGCACAGCATCTGGAAAGGCGAAGACACGTATTTTTCGATCTAATCTTACATAAGAAAACTTAGGGCCGGTACTCCTTCGAGCAGGAAACACCGGCTTTTTTATCGAAAAAATCCTCATAGCAATAGACCGCTCCGCATGAGGGAACGGTCTATTTGTTGCCTGCTTGCTTTGCTATGTCAACTCAAACCCGCAATCCACTTCCAAAAATAAAGCCATTTCATACATCGCCGCAAGCCGCTGGCGGTCGTATGTATCCTTGGACATGCTCAGCCTGTCGCATACCTGCGTATCCGTCGGCGTGTTTTGCCGCATATATCGCGTTTCGATGATCGACCGCTGCTTGTCCGGCAGCAGGCTCAGCGCGATTTCCACGGAATCGCACACATAACTGCGGTGCATTTGCTCGTTCACGTTGTACACGGCGATCTGCGCAGTAGGATCGCTTACCACATTCGTCGCCCCGTGGTACCGCGGGGCGTAGCTGGCGGTAGTCCGGGCTTCCCGGCGTTCGAAGCCGCTGTATTTGCAGCTCCGGTACAGAGCCAGCCGTTCTTCCATGGCGGCGCGGACGGCTTTTTTTTGCGCAAGCGTGAGCGTTTCGTTCATAGCGACCACCTTTCGGTTTCCCTGCATCATTTCTTGTTTTGTGTTAGTAAGATTATCACATATTCTTGCTATTAGCAACAATATTTCCGATAATGTTTACTAATAGCAAGTAAGAGTGTATACTAGAAGAACAAGAAAGGATGTGCGAGG